AATAGATTTGAATCGCACACTTATAGAAATTTCAATCAACTCGCCGGCCTTCAGTTGTGTCAACTCTTCGGGCGTGATATTACCAACAGCTGAGTTGATAGCTTCCGAACCACCAAGTGAATTAACAACCGCTTGCCTCCAAGTCAATCCAGCCAAATTCTCCCCTGTAGCTAGAACTGGAATATGAAAGACTACTTGTGCGTTAGCTTTGTTTACCGCTTGTGTCATTATGTGATAATTAGCCATTGTTCATTTACTCCTCTTAAGCTATTCCATTTTTTATGACTTAAATTCAATTGCATTACTCCCTAGGGACAAAATAACCGACTATCGTTGCTTCGAATCCTGTCGGTTCGGTTATCACATCAATTGCGATTGCATCATTGGACCCAAGAATTACAGCACTCTTGAAATCAATTGGCAAACCAGCAGCAGTAGTAATTTCACCGTTCGTATCGAGACGAATGTAAACAGTCTCAATAACTTGTGCAGCAACCAAAGCACAGGCAGTCTCATCAGCAAAGGCAGTCGCTGGTGCATTATTTGTAAAAGTACGATTCAGATTAACACCAACAACAGCCGTACCTGTATATGTAGCGACAACAGGCATGTGAATCTGAATCTGTGTTGCAATATCTGCCCAGACATATGCTCGTTCAATAACCAGATTCATGGTGTTTGAAGTATTCTGGACCAACAAGGCAGTGTCACCAGCATCAATATCAGCATTGATAGCTGTCCAAGAATAAGCTCTACCCAACAAAGATGCTTCGTGAATAGGGGATACTTCAATACTCCTTATCAACATCTGTCTATGATCATTGACCGCTGCAAGATGTGTTGTTGCTCCACCAACTATTTGCATCTGTTCCATATCAAATCCCTTTCATTAACTTGCCGTAATTGTCTCGATGTCATTCCGGTCAATTGTATAATTAGTTCCTGACACAGCCATCATACAAACGTGATCAGGTAACCTAACCAAATCCTCCACCAATTTCTTTAGGAAGACAGGCACTTTCAAAGACGAAGGACATCGCAATGCCCAATCCACAACTCTACCAGAACTTGTCTCTTCAATTAGCAATTTTGTGATTACCATTTTTATCCTTTCTATTTCAAAACGTATTCAAAAATGGGCGGTCGATTTTCCCGGCTCGACCGCCAGAGCCGCTTAGGAGGAGGATGAAATCTACGCTGGGATAAAATAACCCACTATCGTCACTTCAAATGCCGCATTCTCCGTTATAAGATCAACTGCGACAGCATCGTCTTCGCCCAAAATCAAAGCGTCTTTGAAATCAATTGGAACGCCAACTGAAGTTGTGACTTGCCCATTAACTGACAAATATGAATAAACAGTTTCAATCACATTGCCAGCAACAAATGCATTCCCTGTGTCATCAGCATAAGCCACAGCAGGGGCATTGTTAGCATAGTTGCGATTCAAGTTATTACCAACCACAACAGTGCCTGTATAAGTACCAGCCACAGGCACATGCACCTTAATCTGACAAGCAGTGTCAGCCCACAAATACATTCGGTTGATAACCAGAAGCTCAGCATCGGAAGTATTCGACACCAACAACGCTGTTTCACCTGCAACAATATCCGCAGAAACAGCCGTCCAAGAATAAGCTTTACCAAGTAGTGAAGCCTCGTGAATAGCAGGCACAACAATAGATCGAGTCAACAATTGATTCCGGTCATTGACTCCAGCTACGTTGCCACCACCACCTGAGACAATTTGCATTTGGTCCATAATGATATTCCTTTCTGGACTTAAAATCCCAAGTCAAGATTGACACAGGCAAGCTCGGCATATATACCGACTCGCATCACAACCCCTTCGGGTTTATAGTTGTTGTCAATTGTTTAGGCATATTAACCTTCCTTTCTTAGCAGGTTGACCGAAGCTTACAGCCCAAGGTCAAGGTTAATCATAGCAACTTCATCTGTCGCTGCAATTGACATAGCCCGACCGTAACGACCCTCAAGCGTAGTCGCAACACCGACAGCACCAGCAACAGCATTCGTACCAGCCGCACCGACAGGTTCGCCAATAGTGATCGTATCACTAGTGTCAACAAACATCGGGCACGGTCCCTTAACCTGCGACCAATAATAATAGCAAGCCGTCACGTCGATAATCGGTACGCCAGCCGGACAAGCAGTAAGGGTTGTTACAGGAGTAACAATCGTGTCACTGGACGGATTCTTTAGCAGAGTCAACTCCGATGTTGCAGCCCATGCAGTCACAACAGAATGTCCAGGTTTCAACACAATGTAAAGAATCGTTGCATGCGAAGTATTGGACAAAATCGGATATGCTTGTCCTTCGCCAGTACCATCCTGTACACAAAGCCAACCATCTTCAAAATAATTAGCAGCAGGAGTAGCTCCAGTCGAAATCAAAACATAACCAGTAGTGGCTCCAATTGCCCAGCCATAAGCAGTCTGCACTTCATTATCATAGTGTGCATCAGCCACAGCCGATTGAGTCATCAAAGCTTTAGACAGATTCACACTGCCTGCTCTAGAATACAGGAACTCTCTGCCGGTCTCTACCTCAAGCAACTTCGATCCAAGCGTACAGTTCTTCGTTGCACTCATCGCATAGACACTCTGGAGGGAAGTTTGACCAGCTACCATGCCACCATGAATAATGTTGTTATTAATTCCGTGAGCCATTGCTTCCTGCAAAGGCCTGCCAATCATCTGACCTATGTCACGGTCCATTGATGCTAGGTCCCATTTCGACATCTTATGTCTCCTTATTCTTTTTAATTATTTTCAAGTACATCAATCAATTCTGCCTTCAGCATTCCCTTAGTTGGAATGTCACGTTCCTCTGCTATCTCACGCAAATCTTTTACAGTTAGATCATTATAATCACACGCTTCATCATCTTTGACTTCTTGAACCTCTTTTTTAACTTCTTCAACTTCAACTTTGTCGTCTTCATCTTTCGGAGGTTCCGGACCCTTCGGAGGTTGAGGCAGAGGTACAGGATTGGAAAAAGATTTGCCTCTATCCGTTACTTCAATACTTGGATACGTTGACATCACTTTCGCCAACTCTTCATCACTTGTAGCTCGTATTCGATCCCGTTCAATAAAGATGTAGGAACCTTTACCATCTTCCAAATTCCGTGATGGTCCATAATTTCTAATTATAAATCTCTCTGCCATTATGACCTCCAATAATTTTAGTCTGTAGTTAATCTTTCGAGCAACACACAAGCATTGACATTTTCGATAGCACAATCGGCTCTAATACTGTAAAACCAATAAGTGGCTTCGTCCGCAGCAACTCTCTGAGCTTCAATTTTAATCGCTCGCTGGATACCAATGATTAGGTTGCCCTTTGGCGTCAACAAACAATCACCATAAGCTCCGCCACCAAGCACACCTTGAGCAGCAGCCGACATTGTTACTGACATCGTTGGGGCTGAGATGATCGGAACCGTTCCATACTGAAGCGGATTCTTCCCAAGAATCGCATCATCACCAAGGATAGTCGATCTGGCAGACAATGCTGTAACATAATCCTGCGTGATCTGATCTGAATTCACGAACCGCAAATTACCCATACCAACCTTTTTGTATTTGGAAGGCAAGCGTTTGAGCATCTGGCCATATTTGAATTCCCAATCATACGGAGCAGCGTCATTTTGCTCAGCAATCATTCCGGCATGAGTAGTATCATATGCATGACATCTCCAAGTTGCTGTGCCGTCAACTACCTCTTCGCCTAACGTAGTCGGCCAAACAGGGTGTACCGCAGCGGTTGTTCCAGCAGTTTCACAAATGTAGATGAAACCATTCGGAGCATCCGGTTCACACATCATCCCTTGCGTAGCTGTCCCAGCCGCTCCGGGAGTAGTCACCCAATCAGCATGATTCAAAGCAGTAATCAACGTAGCTCTTCCTGAAACGTTGTTGTAATGTGCTGTCAGATACGAACCAGTAGCACCTTGACTGTTGACAATTCGGTATCGCCAGCCGTCAAACAAACTACGAGTGTCTGTTGTACCGAACCCACCAATATTACCTGTGTCGCCAATCCAGAAAATCTCTTCCAACTCGTTTGCGATCTTCCCAGTAACCATTCGCATAACATGATCTGCAAAGGCGTTGCCTTCGATGTTGTCTTCCAGATCGTCATCATAAATAGCAACCG